AATTAATGTGGGGGGGTCGCGAAATCATCATGCCGGGTGCATTTGATGACGTACTGGATGATGACGTGCGTGGATTGTTTAACCATGACCCGAATTTTATCTTAGGGCGCTCAAAAGCGGGGACATTATCGCTAAGCGTTGATGATAAAGGGTTGCGTTATGACATTATCGCACCCGATACGCCGACCATTCGCGATCTTGTTATTGCCCCGCTGCAGCGCGGAGATATTACCCAATCATCATTTGCTTTTAATGTCGCCCGTAATGGTGATGAATGGTATGAAGATGATGAGGGCGTAGTAATTTGCGAAATCCATAAAATTTCACGTCTTTATGATGTTAGCCCGGTGACTTACCCAGCATATCAAGAGGCAAACAGCACGGCGCGATCACTGGACGCGTGGAAAGAAGCCCGCAATAACGGTGATATTCAGAAAGCCGTACACCAGAAAGCCGCACGAGAGCGTTTTTTAGCGTTAATCTCTGGCAAGTGAACAAATTCAATTAAACCGACCTCACCATAAAAAGTGCGGTTTTTTTATCTCTAGAGGAAAACATAATGGCTAGATTACATGAGCTACAAGAAAAACGTCGCAATATTGCCGCGCAAATGCGCACTTTACACGACAAGATTGGTGATAACGCTTGGACCGACGAGCAACGCACTGAATGGAACAAAATGAAAACCGAATTGGACGGAGTAGATGCCGTAATTTCGCGTGAAGAAGAACTTCGTTCGATGGATGAAAAATTCGTCAAAGAACAAGAAGCGGCGGAAGCTGAAAAACGCGCTAAAAAAGACGGTGAAAAAACTTTATCCGTTGATGAGCGTCTCGGTCAGGCATTTAACGCATTTTTACGTAACGGTCTTACCAATTTAACGCCGGAAGAACGCCAAGCATTAAACGAAATGCGCACCCAAGGCGTAGGTGTGAACGATCACGGCGGTTATACCGTGCCGAAAGAAATGCAAACACGAATTGTTGAGCAGATGAAAGCCTATGGCGGTATCGCGTCCGTAGCGCAGATTTTGACAACCTCCGACGGTCGTACAATCGAATGGATCACTGCCGATGGCACAACCGAAGAGGGTGAGTTAATCGGCGAAAATACCGCTGCCACCGAAGCAGATACATTATTTGGTATCGCTAATCTTGGTGCGAAAAAACTCTCGTCCAAAATCATCCGCGTATCGAATGAATTATTGCAAGATAGCGCAATCAACATCGAATCTTATTTAGCTGACCGTATCGCTCAACGTATCGGGCGCGCTGAAGCTAAATATCTGATCCAAGGTACCGGTGCAGGTACTCCAGCGCAGCCGAAAGGCTTAGCGGCAAGCGTGATAGGCACAACTCAAGCAAAAACTGCTGGTGATGTTGGCTGGTTAGATGTTAATGCACTATTGCACTCTCTTGATCCAGCTTACCGTAACGTGGGTAATTCTCGTTTAGCCTTTAACGACAACACCTTTAAAGTGTTGAAAGAAATGGTTGACGCTCAAAACCGCCCGTTATGGTTGCCTGATGTTGCTGGCGTGGCACCATCTACCATTCTTGGTAAGCAATATGTTATCGATCAAGGGATCGCCGATATTGCCAAAGACGCGAAATTCTTGTATTTCGGTGACTTCAACCGCTTTGTGGTGCGTCGAGTGGCGTACATGACATTGAAACGTTTGGTTGAACGTTATGCCGAATTCGACCAAACCGCATTCTTAGCGTTCCACCGTTTTGACTGCGTGCTTGAAGATACCTCTGCAATTAAAGCGTTAATCGGTAAATAACCAATAAAGTGCGGTTAATTTTCGACCGCACTTTTCTTTTTCGGGGGCGTGATGAATATCACACTTGATGAAATCAAATTGCAGTGCCGAATTGATAGCGACGATCAAGACGATTTACTTCAGGTTTACCTTGAAGCCGCCAAAGCGACAATCGAAAACTACACCAACCGCAAACTTTACGACTCATTGCCAGACAATGCGCCTGATAGCGCACAGGAAATTACAGGTGATTTGAAAATAGCGATCTTAATGTTGGTGGCATATATGTTTGAAAATCGTGGTGGATGGAATGAAGGGCAGGGAGTGAGTAATTTTGATTTACCGCCGACTGTGAGAATGATTATTGAACGTTATCGGTTTATACACGTATGAACATCGGAAAATTACGGCATCGAATCACATTGCAGAAGCAGGTCAACACCGTAAATGACTACGGCGCTTCGGTGACAACATGGAAAAACGTTGCAACCGTTTGGGCTGATGTACGCCCCTTGTCTGGCCGGGAGTATTTCTCGGCTCAACAAGTGCAGTCGGAAGTCACTACGCAAATTTGGCTCCGTTATCTTGACGGGATTATGCCGACAATGCGGGTTAAGTTCGGTAAGCGTACTTTAGAGATTGTGTCGGTACTCAATACGCAGGAGCGCAATGTATCGTTGCAGCTTATGTGTAAAGAGGTGATTAATGGGTAGCATAACGGTTCGCGTTGATGGCTTGAAAGAATTGCAAAAAGCAATGCAAAGCCTTGGGCGAAAGACCTCTAATCGTATTGCCGTTAAAGCAATGCGTAAAGGCGGTGCAATAGTGCGTGACAAAGCGCGTATGCTCGCACCAGTCTTGAAAGAAAGCGTGCCGCACAGACGTGCAGGTACATTAAGAAAATCCATTCAAAGCCGTACGAAAGTTGGTAAAAGTGGTAGAACTGACACCTATATTTGGGTGAAGGGGCTTTCGATCAAGCAAGTGCTGAAATTCAAGGAGAAAGGCGGTAAATCCAGCGCGTACAATCCACGCGATCCGTTTTACTGGCGTTATCTTGAATTTGGCACATCTAAAATGCCAGCGCGCCCGTTTATGCGCCCCACCTTTCAGCAATCGAAAGATCAGGCGGCGCAATCCATCATTGACACACTGCAACAAGAAATAATCACGGAGGCTGGGAAATGACATGATCCAACAGAAACTTTTTAGCGCCCTGTCGCCTTTGGTGTCGGGGCGTTGTTTTTATGGGCTGATTCCGGAAACAAACAAGGCTTTTCCGGTGATTGTGTATCAATTTCCAAACATCTCGCCAAATTCAGCGCTGGAGGACGGCGATCTTGATGATTATCAGGTTCAGATTGACATTTACAGCCAAAATCCTGATGACATTTTCAGCCTTCGCAAACAGATTTTTACCGCACTTTCGGCAGAGTTCGATTTTGCGGAGCGTATGAATGATTTTAGCGATTATGAAGCGGATACAAAGCTACATCGTCGCGTAATCAATTATCAAATTGCTTACGGAGAATAAAACATGGCAACACAAACAACCCCTTTCCAAGGGACAAAATTTTATTTAGGTGTCGGCTTAAACGAAGAAAAAGCCGTTACAGCCGTTACGGTAAAACCGAATGCGACAATTACCGCAACCGGTCATGGGGCTAAAGTCGGTGATTTTGTCAAATTAACTGGTCTTGGCTCTCTTGATGGTTATTACCCAGTGAAATCCGTTACAAACGAAAAAATTACGTTGGCTGATGAAGTGGATTGGAGTAACCAAGACGCGCCGACCTCTTTCACAACAGCAAAAGTTGCAACCGTTAAATGGTCATCTAACTTCTGCGCAATCAAAAACATTGAAGGCGACGGTGACACGCTCGGCGAAGAAGATGTGACAACCATGTGTAGCGAAGGTACCGAAACCGAAGCGGGCGAAATTGAGTATGGTTCAATTAAATTGACATTCTTCTACGCCCCGGCAACGCCAATGCAGCAGGATTTGCGTAAGAAATTCTACGGCAAAGAAACTTTCCCGTGGATGATGGTTTTGAAAAATAATCAAGGTTCGCTTTATGGTACCGGCTTTATCCAAACTTCACAAAACTGGAGCGGTGAAGTTAAAGGTAAGTTTGATTTTGGTGTAACCATTAAAAAAGCAAAACGTGACTACCATTTGCCGGTAGCTTAATCTGCGCGGCCGCACCTAAAAAGTGCGGTCATTTTTTTGAATGAATGGAAGAATTGAAATGAGTTTACGTGAAAAGCTTTTAGCAACAAAACCCAAAGTCGCACCGTTTGAATATAAGGGCGAAACTTACTATATCCGCGATCTATCTGTTGGCGAAAATAACCAAATTATTTACGGTCAGCGCGAACACTTAATTAAATTAGCCTTGGCCCAAGGTAAAGAATTAAATTTGGACGATGAAGACGAATTGCAAAAGCAATTACAAAACATTTACGATCCGAATGCTTTACCGCGTGGAATTGCGCTTCGATTATGTGATGAAAACGGCGTTAATCTGTTTAATCCTGACAGTGAAGAAGATTTGAAGCTGATTTCTAAACTCGGTGGCGGCATTTTTGATGCAGTGAATAAAGCCATTATGGGGCTTAATCCAAAAAACTCACCGACCGGCGCAAGTTCCAAATAAATCTTAGCCTTGCGTTGGGTAAAACATTAAGCGAATTTGACCAAATGCCCGAAAGAGAGCTTCAAGAATACGAGCTATTCTATCAAGAACAACCTTTCGGGCTTTGGCGGGAAGATTACCGCACCGCACAAATCAGCCACCTGTTGGCGATGATAAACCGCGATCCGAAGGCTAAACCGCCTGAACTCTCGGATTTTATGCCCTTTTACAAAGAAAGTGCGGTCAATGACGAAGAAGATGACGGCACGGCAGAATATTTAGCCAACCGCTAACCGACTAGAAATAGTCGGTTTTTTATTGCCTGTAAGATAGCGATGTACACGCGACAAGCGGTGTTTCCATTCTCCACTCACTGCTTCTTATAGACCACCTTTTTGTGGAGAAAACAGGAGAAGATATGCAAACATTAACTGCAGAATTTTTAGGTAAAGAAGTTACTTTAGTGGACAACAACGGCGTAGCTTATGTGGCAATGCGTGAGATTGTGGAAGGAATTGGGTTATCTTGGGGGACTCAATCAATTAAATTGAACGAGAATAGCAAAAAGTTCAACTGTTTCCATATCGAAACAGTTGCCCAAGACGGCAAAAATCGTGAAATGCTTTGTATCCCTATTAAAAAACTGAATGGCTGGTTATTTAGTCTTAATCCGAACAAAGTCCGTGCTGACTTAAAACAACGTCTTGAAGAATACCAAGAAGAATGTTTCCTTGCTTTATGGGATTACTGGACGGAAGGTGTTGCTCGCCGTGATGAAGTAAAACACAAAAAAGAAGCGTGGCAAGCGAAAATGGCTGACTATAAAACACGTTCAAGCCAAAAAGGAAAGGATTTGAATGCCTGTAAAAAAGAAAAAGCTGAACTTGAACGGGAGTTTTACCAAATTCAGCAAATGGAATTATTCATGGATATTTAAGGCGTGGCTATGACTACCATATGCGATCAAAAACATCACAGAAAGAAGACTTTATGTTACTTCTTAGGGGGCTTTGGTGGACTTTTAGGGGTATAGCTTTCTTGTGAGTATTCTTCAGTCATTAGAAACTTTCTCCGGAAATAAAAGCAATCAATTTTTGTCTACAAGATAATTCGATATTGTTCTCATATTCTAGCTGAATTTGAGTGCGTTTTTGTGCAATATCTTCAAATGCTCCCACAATTTTAACATCATTGGACTCAATATTTTTAAGTTCGGAATCAATATTGATATTACTATCTAAACGAATGCTAGAAATAATTTTTCCATATCGTTTATGTTGCTGTCCTGCTAAAAGTGCAGATTCATCAAATTTATAGACAAAATTGAGTGCAGAAACAAAAGCAATAATTAAGCCTGAGAAAAAGTTCCAATACTCTATATTTACAGTAGGGAAAATTTTAGTTAGGTTAATTGCTATAGATGAGCCGAGCAGAATCTGTATTAAAACTATCACACGAGAAATTCTGAGATTAAATGTTTCATAAATCTTGGTTAAGTTATGTGAATAATATAA